ACCCCCCCCACAGGCGTGGAGTCAAATCCAAAATGTCGGGGCTTTTCTTTTGTGGGTTGACATGTGCTATGATACGAGCACCTACTTGCTTACCCACCTACATCATGGCTAAAACAAGCAAGGAATCACTAACAAGTCCTAATGAGCTAGGCGCCATCGAGCGATCTTATTATGTTATTGTAAAGGAGCAGCGCAAGAAACTTCCAGATGGCAATGAGGACAATGTTGAGGATCGTTATGAAATGGGGATGACTCATTATTTCGTGCACGGTGTTTATAGTTCATCAGAGGCTATCACGGAGGTTGAATCTCTTTTTTGTACTAACGGCGTAGGGAGGCAAATGACAGTTAAGGAGTCGGTAGCTGTGAAGGCATTTAATCGTGGGGATGGTTTTGTAGAAGTTTTTGAGATGCAATGAGAAAGATTTATCCACGTCATCACTTTGCGGCGCGATTCCCAAGGTTTCTAGTCTTTGCCGAATCTGGGAGACTATTTTCTGAGGCAGAAGGGAAATTCCCAAAAAATGTTGCAACGGAAATTCAAAGGTTTTTTGACGAGGAAGGAGTTGTCAGCCCCTATGAATTCTATTTTGATAATTTCGGAAATGTGGTGATCTATTGGGCTTGACCCACCTAAACACCTCTAGCAAGTCCCCTTTTATTTTGGTAGACTGTGGATATGAAGATATTTGTTGTTGATTTCTCCCCGATGTGGCCTGTTCCGTGTGGTCTTGTTATAGCTGCAAAAGACAAGAAGGAGGCAAGGAAAATAGCGAAGGAGACTATCAGCCACACAAAAGAGATTTACGTCAAAGAAGTTGATACATCTGAATCAAAGGTTATTTTTTATGAAAGTGGGGATTATTAATCCCCTTACACCTCCTTCTGACTTTTGATACCATAGAACCATGCTTACTGTTAAGGATAAGAAATCAACGGAAGAAAAGATGGCTCGCCTATTGGTGGAGAAGGAAATGAGACTCAAAGGACGAGTAATCAATCTAAAAGAAGCTAGGGCAGTCATAAGAGATTTTGGTGTATGGGAAAAAACCCCAGACAGAAAACACGCCTTAACTATTCTTTATACTGGATTTGGTTGACCCCCCTACACCCTCCCTTGATTTATGGTATGCTAGGGGTATGAAAGTCCACTACGTTACCCCTACTGGCGAAGAGGAAGATATAGCCTTCTGGGATAAAGATATTACACACAAGAATAAAGAGTTTGGCTGTCTGGCGTTTTTCTATGATAAGGAATACGCTGAAATGTATGCTGATTTTCTCCAAGGGCATGAGCACTTGGATATTGACTACGAGGTGAGAAGTGTTGAGTTGCCTTGATTTATACAATAGGGGTGTATAATTGAGATATGTTCTCAAAACCAGTGCCAGAAGCAGAGTTCTACGAGGAGCATGAGCCTGATGTCGCTTGTTGCCATTCGGATTTAAGATTGTCTCGCAGGAATTATTATATATTTTGCGGTGGATGTGGGATGCAATGGATGCCTGTTACTGATCCAACAGGAAATTCTGTGGCACATCTTCCATATAGAAAAATAGCTAAAATGAAAGCTGTGGCTTGATTTATACAAGGGGAGTTCTGCTATACTCTTTGCATGAAATCTCTAAGTAACATGTGGAATGACCTAGTGCTCATCCTCACAGTGGCTTTTTGGGACAGGCTTGGAGAGGAATTCACAAAGGACTTGGTGCTTATGGAAAAAGATGGGAAGAGGTTTTTTTGTCCAAAGCAATATCTTGAAATGGGGCAGTAGTGCTACACTGGAGGCATGTCAAACTTAGAATTCTTTGTAGTAATGGTTTTTATGGTTGTTGTAATGGCTGCCCCATTGTTGGTGTTAGCCTTGCGGCCTTTTGGCGTATAACACTCCTTATGCGAATATATTTCAATGAGAGATTAAGAATTGTCAATATGATCTATTTGCTTTAACTATTTGTTAAGGTAATATGCCTGTGTGATTAAGAAAGGCAAACTCCTACGGCTTCTACGAGAATCATTGAATCTTAGGCAAGATGAGGTGGCTGAGGATTGTGGAATATCTGCCTCTTATCTGTGCTTGATTGAGGGTGGGTACAAAACGCCAAGCGGGGCTGTACTTACTGATCTCGCCAATCGATACAATGTGCCAGCTATTCTATTTGAATGGAACGAGGATGACCTTGAGCGCACAACGAACAAAGAGGAACGAGAGCTTGTGGATAAGATTAATGGTTTTATGGATGCACTTCTCATGTTAATCCTAAAAAGATGACCAACAATCCATTTGAACCACAGGACGGATTTCAGCACGATATCGAGTGCGAAGGCAAAGAGTGTGGGTGCTTCCAAAGAGCAAATGATCGCGGTTATGCCGTCTTTTGGGAAACAATGACATTCGATGAATTTCAGAGGCGCTATAACTTCGTATAAAAGACATTATTGGAAGTTGTGATATACTATTCTCGGTTCCTTGTCAGCACAGGTCAGCCCTATTGGAAGAATAGGGATAACCCATTTTTTATCATGGAACATGAAGCCAAACCAGAACCAATTACAGAAGAAGAAAGACTAATCAGGCAAAAGAGAAGAGACTTGCGCGAAGCAAGGATTTCAAAGGCGAGAGCAGAAGTTGTTAAAAAACAAATAATCGAGGCATACGAAATCTTAGAAAGCATACGCTTCGATTATGTATCAGATACAATGTTCAGAGATTACATTACCTGCGCCAAGAAGGAATTGGAGGGCGCACTATCAGATTTCCTGTTGTCGGAGATTTATCAGGAAGAAAAAGTCAATGAGGTCAAAAAGAAAACACCAAAAGAATATGATGCCTTCTTAAAGGCAAAGGAAGCGGAGCCAACACAAGGCTAATTTTTATTTATGACCTGTGCTGAAAGGGAACTTCGTATAAAAAAGACATTACACACCTTGACTGTAACACCTGTTTCAGTTTATCGTTGTAATACTAGAGACACCGAACCAATAGTTCCAGCTGGGCGTTGGTCGCTGTCTCTTTTGTTAGGACAACTAGCTCATTAGCAGAGCGCTCGGTCTACACCCGAGAGGTAAGATGTGCAATTCATCTGTTGTCCACCATGTGTTACAATACAACTATGCCCTGCAAAGGAAAAAAGCGGCGTTCTAAGAAAAAGAAATGAGAATCCGCAAAACAAGGACGGCAACAGTACACTTTATTGACTGTGAACATTGTGATTGGTCAGTAGGAGCTGCTACCCCCTCCCTTGCTGTTGAAATGTTAGAAGACCACATGTACCAGTTCCACAGAGACCCAGACTGGAATATTAGCGGAACCACTGCTATTACTGCTACAATGAAAGCATGAGGATAAGAGACTTACCCTACATGCATATGTGCAGAGGATCGAGTCTCAGAACTTTGCATAAGGCTCCATACTATTGGATATTAGACCATTGGAAGAGATTGCCTTGGTACTGCTGGCCGTTACTAACATATGCCAGCATCTTCCATGTTAAGAAGATATGGAATACAATAGTCACATGAAAAAAACAGTCTGTATTAATCCTTTCTTACATGTAGATGAGCACAAGCTGGAAATACGCGCCCAGGTTAAGGGAAAAGAAACTACAATAAAATCAATCCCTTTTTACAACAACAAAACAAAACGCAAAAAGAGCATAAAAGAATGCTTTGCCCTACTGGGTTTCAATATCTAAAAATGTTACTATAACCCATGATGAAAAAACCTTCTGACAAAATCAAAGAAATCTACAACTCCAACAAAAAGGATGCTGAAACAGCACACAAAAAGCTGGATGCGATTTACCAATACTTAGACGAAGCCCTACCAGAAAGAGTACAACTAGCAGCTATAATCCTTAGCTCTATGTTAGCTAATGGTAAATATGAAAAGGAAGAAGCTGCTAGAATAGCTTTAGACTCTGCTGACCTACTTCTACAATGAAAAAGCTACAAGTCAAATTAGGCAACAGAAGAGGATTTGGGAATATCATTGACCCAGAAAATGTGATACAATCTAATCATGAAAAAGAACGAGACAACAAAGGAAAAGAAAGTAAAGAAACAATCGAAACACAAAAACCTCTTAGCAGGTAATCCTGCTTGGGAGAAGGGGGGCAAGAGTCCTAATCCAGAAGGAAGACCTGACTCTGCTTGGACTTGGCGAGACTTGTTTGTAAAGATTGCAGATCAGAAAAAAGATCAACTGACAAGAAAAGAGTTAGCTGCTGATGCTATATGGAATAGGATGGAAGATGGAGATGTTAAAGCGTTTGAGAAGGTTGCTGATAGGATGGAAGGAAAACCAGATCAGAATATAAATGCCACAGTGTCGGTGGCGGACAAGGTTAAAGAGGAGCTACAATCTACCAAGTGAACCCAGCAGATGTCGCAGAAGTCTCGGCCTTTATCGCAAAAGAATTCAGAGATGATCCTGCAAGATATTGTAGAGCTGTCCTCCGCTTTACTCCTGACGAATGGCAAGAAAAGGTTTTGGATAGCATCAAACAACATAGACGAGTTGCTATCCGCTCTGGGCATGGAGTTGGAAAAACAAGATTGGCGGCCAGTGTCATTCATTGGTTCATTGCCACAAGGGCAAATCCCCAAATCGTGGTCACTGCTAACACACAATCCCAACTTAAAGACAAATCATGGAGAGAGCTCGCAAAGATAAATGAGAACGCTGTAAACAAGGATGCTTTTGAAATAACAGCTACAAGGTTCTCAATGAAAGGATCAGATACTTGGTTTGCTTCTGCTGTTCCACACAGAGAAGAGAAGCCTGAAGCGTTTGCAGGAACACACGAAGAGAATGTCTTGATGGTATTCGATGAAGCCTCTGCTATCCCTGAAATCATTTGGGAAACATCGGCGGGGGCAATGACTACTAAAGGTGCTAGATGGTTAGTACTTGGAAACCCGACGCGGAACACTGGAAAGTTCCACGAGTGCTTTGGGCTTAATAAATGGCAAGAGGGTGACAGCAAAGACTCAGGAAAATGGCATACGTTCACTGTTTCTTGCTTGGATGTCCCAAGAGTTGATAGAAGTTACATAACTGAGATTGAGCGTGAATACGGTAGGACATCTGATCCTTATAGAGTTCGTGTATTGGGATTGCCACCACAGCAGGAGGAGCAGCAATTCATTTCTGCTGAGTTATATGAAAAGGCTTTATACAACAAAGTACAAACATTTCCACATGAACCTAAAACATTAGGAGTTGACGTTGCAAGGTTTGGGAATGATAGATCGGTGTTAGTTGAGCGGAAGGGTAAAGAAATGAGATTGATTAAAATGCTTAGGGGGCAAGATACAATGCAGATAGTTGGCCAAGTTATAAATGCAATAGAACAAGCAGATTATGAAGGTGAGCCCTATACATTTGTTTGCGTCGATGTAATTGGTATTGGGGCAGGCGTGCTGGATAGACTGAAAGAGCAAAAGATTGATGTAATAGGAGTAAATGTCTCTGAAAAACCAAGAATGGAAGATTGTAAGAATATGAGAGCAGAACTGTGGAAGAGATATAAACAATGGTTGAATGAGGGGTCGCTTACAGAAGAATTTAGAGAAGATACGATTGGTATTTATTACAGCTTTGATTCAAATGGAAAGCTTGTAATGGAGAGAAAGGAGGATATGAAGAGGAGAGGGTTAGCTTCGCCAGATATCGCGGATGCAGCGTGTATGACCTTTTATCCTTTGCTTACAGAGAAGCCGTCACAAAAGAAAAAGAAGCGCCGTGCAAGTACTGGATGGCAGAAGCAGGTGGGGCTATGATGGGGGTATGTCATGCAACCATGACTTTCCGCCTTTCTTACGTGGCAGGAGAAAGTGTAAGGCATGTGGGCTGCGTGAGATTGAGATTAGGAATGAGCGTACGTATGTAGCTCGTGATGGTGATAGGTTTGTTCCAGTGGCTGACTATTCTAAGAATCTGTATAGGGTGGTATTGCCATATGTGGATTCGGTCTTGTTGTCTGTTAGAAGTAGGTTAAGATAGGGATATGGATGTAAGAGAGGCAACAAGATTGAGCAACTACATATTCTATGTCTCTTGTGATCTTAATACTTGTCTTGAGTCTCTTTTGTCCAGAATAGAGAAGTTAGAAGGGCAGAAGTTTTATGATACTAATGAGGTAAGAAAAGATTTTAGCTTATGTAAGACGAATCTTCACCATTCCTTTGAGAGACTAAGAGAGCTAATATGTGAGTATATGGATTGGGATTGGGAAGAGCTGGCACACATACTTGCTGAGAAAATCGGTGAGAACATGAAGATCACACAAGAGGAGATTGACAAGCCTAAGAAGGTTATATTTGAGAAGGGTGATGGCTTCTATTTGATCTCGCAAGAGAATAAATATTCTGTCAATAGAACTAGAGAATAAGAGGTGTAGGCTATAAGCGTATGTTCGGAAGAAAGCCAGAGGAGCGGCCATATGAAGAATTTCTCAAAACACAGATTTACTTTAGAGAGAACAAGTCATCATACGTACAAGTTGCAGATGTCCGCGAAAGCCATGAAGAAGTGCTAAAGAAGATCAAATCAAAGGAAAGGTTTGTTAAATTCACAGGTAAAAATGGAAAAACCCTTTATCTTCGCCCCGATAGAATAAATTATATTGAAGAATATTCTCCTTCCCCCTAATTCCTATGGACTCCAATCTACAAACCCTTCTCCGTCTTGTAAATAATGAGTACGGCGCTCTTTATGGCCAAATGGTAAGGCTTGGCATACTTACTGACGCTGTACAAAGAGTTGCCGAAGGTGCTGATGCTGGAGAAGTTTTGAAAGATGTTCTCAAGGAATTGAGAGCAGAACTTATTGAAGATGAAGAGAAAGCATAAGAAAGCACTGGCCAAGCTAGAGCACTTTATCTCACAACTACCAGAGAAGAGGCTGAAGTGTAACGATGCAGGGTTCTATAGATCAACCAGGAGGGGAAAACCATACAACGGCAAAAGAATCTCAGCAGAGGAGGCGTACTTTTTAATGACAGACAAGGGAATCGAATGTGCGAAGGAGCAGGTAGATGACTGGGAGAGATACAAGGGGCTGATCATCGCTCATAGATTATTTGGGATTACCGTTAAGCAATGGGGGGATGAATGGGAGAGGATGAATCCTGCTACGCTGATAAGAGAGTGGAAAGAAATGCACGACGATAGCCCTATGCCAAAGGGGTACAAAAGCCTGTTATTTGAAAGGCTTGGCTTTATTAAGGAATTGGAGGATGATGGGTTCGAGAATCCTTTGAAACTAATTACGGGTAGGACATGCCAATCTACACCTACAGATGCAAATGCGGCTACGAAAAAGAGCTTAAGGCAGAGTTCGAAAGTAGCCCCGAATCCTTTCGCTGTCCGTTCTGTCTGTGGTTAAGGGAAATGCACAAAGTGATTTACTCGCCTCCTGTACGCTTCTTGGGAGTGGGCTTCACAAAATCATGGAACGATTGGGATTACGAGAAGACATACAATGCTCCTCCTGTAACTGCTCCACTAGAACACCAAGTAGAATATGACAAATGGTGTGAGAAAGAGGAGATTAAGAGGCGGGAGGATAGGGATGCGTGGTCGAGGAAGGAGAATCCAAAGAGCGGTGGTAAAGTCTCATTTCGTGTTGCACTGTTTAACCATTTGAAGTCTCTTGTAAGTAGGTGTAAAATAGGAAACCGTCATGCCCCTTGATAAACCAACCATTATTCTTTCTCCTCAGCAGCAGACACTGATGCGGGAGGATCAAGAGATGGTTGAGCATTTTAAGACATACAGACAGCCTTTTGAGGATCAAATGGAAATGGGTGCTAAAGCTGCGAATATGATCGCTGATCCCACACCAAGAAGTGATACATCCAACATTTTTATAGGAATTGCAAGGATGATTGGCGAAGCTAGTATTGCAGCACTAAACGAAGGCAGGCCTGAATTTGGATTTAGGCCTGGAGCGGCTTCTGATTACAAGAAAACAGTGTTCTGGGGTAGTGCAATAGACCATATCCTAGATATGTCTAACTTTGACTCCAAACAACACCAGTTCCTAACAGACTTTACCTACCTGAATATGGGAACTTACGAGGTTGTTAATCAATATCCTGTAAGAACAGTGCAAATGCCCACAAAAGGGGGGAAGATGGAGCCTATTGTTAAAAGAGATTATCGAAGGGAGAAGATTGAGGTACGACACAGAAACCCATTTGAAGTGTGGTTAGACCCATCATCACCAAACTTACAGGAAGTTAGGAAGGTTTATGATGAGGAGTACCTAACAGAGCTAGAATTCAAGCGTAGATACACTCACGCAGTAGTATTTAATGCAGATGGCACAACCAAACCAAGATACGAGAACACAGAACATGTAAAGCCTGGACTTTCAATGGGCTTCGGAGACCAAGACGAGCTTATGTACCGAGAGATTGAAAAGAAGGACAAGATCGTAGTAGGGAAGATACAGGATGAGGAAAACGACTCCGTAAGAGTTTATGCAAACGGTGTACCAATAATGAACGGAATGCTACAAATGAAAGAAATGGCTGATGGTAGAAGGACAGCGGGTATGAACGCACTAGGAGTTCACTCCTTCTGTTTCGGCCCCAACGAAATGCAGTACGATGACAACCTAAGAACAACAGCTTTGTACCCAATGGGATTACCGTTCACAATGAGAGGGTTTGATGCTCTGTATCAGGCACTTACAAATATGCAGGTTGATAACGTAAGACTGTCAAACACAGTAGGAATTAGTTACAGGCCATTTGATGGGACGTCACAGATAGATTTAGACGCGAGAGACTTCTACTCAGGTGACTTTATTGACGGAGAGATAGGGGTTCATCCCTTTGGGCAGCCAAGAACAGGCGAATATCAGGTAATGATGGAGATGCTAGACAACTGGTGTATTTATTTGACTGGTGTCAACTTCAAACAACTACAGGGAGAGACAGCAAGAACGGCGTTTGAACTCTCACAAAGAATAAGAGCACAAAATAGAAGGTTTGAAAGCAAGCTGAAGGTGCTAGAGAATGGCTGCTTCCGTAAGCTAGGCCAACTGACTCTATCGGGTGCGATGTCTGAGCTTACTGTTGAGGACTATGAGGATATTACCGAGAAGGAGGTAGAGAAGTATGCAAAGAAGATAAAAGCAGGCGAGATAACAGGTGAAGATTTTGAACTAGTGAACGGGAAGATTGGAAGGAAGAAGGTTAGAACTATGATCCGTGTAAAAGATCGTGCCTTCTCGGAGAAGTTCGACTCTACAACAAATAAGAAGCGCAAGTTCGATATCAATTCAACGGACAATACTCTTATCGAAAATAAGAAACTCAAAGGACTAACAGACAGCTTCATCCCCGCTGCTCCTGAGTATCTATGGAGCCAAGAATACATAGAAAGAGGCGGAATACCAGATGTATACGCTAAAGGAATGAGGATGTTGGCTGATGATAAAGACCTGAAATTCGCTAAAGTAAATGCGCTTATGGAATTAGCAAGAACACGAGCAATGGAAGACCCAGAAGGAACACAGTTCGATCTACAGAAACTAGAAAAGGAATATACAAGAGTTGTTGATCTACCAGAAGAGGATGTTATGAAGGACGAAGGTGGAGTAGCTATGGATTTGCGTAAAGATATCGAAGAGGCGGAAGAATCTTTATTCCCCACAATCCAAAATGCTCTACTTCAGTCTCCTCTTGAATCTAGTCCTGCTGGTACTGCTCCCAATCCTGCTACACCGGAAAGCCTTGCCACTAGAGAGGCTCCGTCTGTCTCAAACACAGAACAGCGTTTTGCAACGCCTCTCCAGTAAGCAGAGAGAAACAATCCTAAGCTGGTTTGATTGCAAGCGCTTCACTATTGATGACGAGAACGTCCGCAAGGCTGCCAATCAGTTAAAGGGCGAGTGGAGAAAAGACACGCTATCGAAAAATAATCTCCTTTCTACTGATAAAAAACTCGGCTTGACTAAACTACTATGAGTATTGTGTTAAATATAATAGGCAAAGAAAAAATAAAGCTCACTGAGTGGGACAAGCTCACACCCTGGCAACGCGAAGTTTTGGCTTGTGTAAGGCATTTTGAGAAGATTAAGATTGCTGCTGCTGCGCTTGGAAGAGATGAGAAGGCAATACGGATGGTTATTTATCGGATTGCAGAGAAAGGAATAAGTGTATAATGGATTTATGAAAGAAGAATACTTAGAAATATCAACGAAAGGTGGACATGTCCCTGGCTGCATACAGTGCTCATTCGATGAAATGAAGCTAAGAAAGGGAAGACGGTTCAAAGAAGATTATTACTTTAAGGTTAAGAATAGGCAAAATATATTTATCGATATTGACGAAATAGCAACATTTCGAGAGTGGCCGTATGTGTAACGAACGTGGTTCTATTTACAGAACAAGGAGTACAAACTTTTAATAGCTCCTTGTCATCAACGGCGCAAACGCATGGAGGTTAAGGTTTGTTCTCTCGGAGAGTAAACCTGAGCCTCCGTGCTCGATTTGTTTTCTAACCAGCTTTTACTATGACTACTGACGATCCTGTAAAGGACGGCAGCGTTTCCCCTCCTGACGCCGAAGGCAATCAGGAAACTTCTAAAGCCAAAGACACTGAAGAATCTTCGGAAGATTCACAGTCATCCAAGGTTCAAGAATTGGAAGAAGCCCTTAACCAAGAAAAAGAGCGATCAGCCGAGCTGCATCGCGGTTTGCAGGATAAAGCCAAAGAGGTCAAACGTCTTAAATCTGCTATTGTTGATGATGAACCTAAAAAGCAAGAGGAAAAAGTCGAAGAAGCAAAAGGCTTCACCGAAGACGAAAAGTCTCTACTTAAATGGGAAATCAAGAATCAGGATAAGATCGATCTCTGTCAGGAAGAGTATGACAAATATACCAGTGACGGCGTTAAGCCAGAACTCGCATTGCGTCTCGCTCTCGATGATAAGGGCATTACCGAGTCAAACATTTCCGAGCATTTGCGCCAGATATCCGCAGGACAGCCTGCGGCATCTGTCAATCGCGAACCAGCTTCTGATGTTACCGAAAAAGAGCGTGCTGATATGGAATTTTGGGGGTATGACGAAGAAATCCTCAAAGAGCACAAGAAGCTGAAAGCTGAAAGACAACAAGGGGCGTAAGTATTTCTTACCCCCCACAGAACATGCCTGCAGTAATAAGACGCATGACTGGACACAGCAATTATAGAGAATACGCATCGTCTGGGACGATTGCAGCTGGTGATCCAGTGCAGTTTGACGAAAATGGGGAGGTAGCCGTGGGCGCAACAGGCAAGGCGATTTTGGGTGTAGCTGTGAACGCAGCAACATCATCTACGAACTGTCTTGTTGATATCGCTCTACCTGGTGACATCTGGGAATTTACCATCGGAACCGGCACCATGGCAGCAGCCGAAGTCGGTGAAGAGGCAGATATTCACGGAACGCCAGCAAGCGGTCTAACTCTCACAGAGTCAAACAACGACGTCCTCATCACATCATGGGACGGCGTAACCACATCCCGTTGTTACGGGCAATACATGAAGCCAGCATCTACTACGATTGCCGCTTAGTTTTTTTATTTCCTAATTTCAACCCTCCAATATGGCTTATAATTCAACAGCATTCTCGGAGTTCGTTGACAACACTGAGCGGTCGGTCATGGCGCAAGTCAAAGAGGCAAAACCAGACATGGTTAGAGGCCTCTACATGCCTGTGCCCTGGTCGCCTGGAGACCCAGATAGAGTTACTTTTAACTCTGTGGCTCTCTCAGGATTCGCTGGTCGCGTTGATGAAAACGAGAACTACCCAATGATTGACCCCACGCTTGGGGATGAACTCGATAAAACTCAGATTCAATACGGTGACAAACTCACCATCACTCGCAGGATGGCCAAATTCAACAACCGTTACGCGGTTGCTAAGTTTGATGCACCTGCACTCGCAAATCGTCTCAAGAACGTACTTGACCTAGAGTTGACACAGCAATGCTTCGGTGAGGCTGATCAGACTACAATGACACCTCCTGGAAAAGCTGCTGTGAGCATAGCAACTGCCGACACGTTGGCCTTTGCATCAGCTAGCCACACAGTTAATGGCGCAGCAGGTTCTACGTTCAGCAATGTGCTATCGGGGGCAGGAGCCCTTTCGATGGACAACATGACTTCTGCTATGGCCACAGGCGAGCAGAACACAGTTGACGATCAGGGAACTTACCTGTCCCCGAACTTTAATACTCTTGTAATCGCCCAAGATGCCAACATGGAACGCAAAGCGCGTGAGATGCTTGGCTCTTCGTTGATCCCAGAAAATTCAAACAATGCAGTCAACGTCTACAACGGAGCAATGAAGCTCGTTGTTCTCAAACATGGTCAGAAGAACATGGTCGGAACAGTAGCTTCTGCAAACCGTTACAGATGGGTGATTATGGACTCAGAGATGGCTCGCGGTGCTCTCCAGCTCCAAATGGCTGAATCACCAACAACCGAGCAGAAGTTTATAAACGAGGACAACATACTCGCTTCTATTCTTGTAACCCAATTCGCTGCATTCGCAGCAGTTCGATGGCAGGGATTTGTATTCTCGCTCTCGACAACCGCACCTACTTCCTAACCCTTAACCGCTAATGGCTAATTATACGAGAATCACGACATTCACGGCAGCGGCGCTAGGAGTAATTGCAACCGCAACTGTAACGGCTGCGGTCTCAAATTCCTTCTTCACGAGAGGGGATATCATCTACGATACAACTGGTCGTACTGATTCACCTTCAATCATTGTAGATACAGAAAGTATGTCGACTATGGTTGTTGAAACATGCACTTCAACAGGAGCTTCATCGAATCACAGAACGTGCTCTTTCACGAACCCGCGTTCTGGCTCAGGACTTCTTATGGACTTGTTCATTGAGGCTACAGGTGTAGGAACAGCTACGACTATGGACTGTTCTTATGGTTTGGCGGCGGGTATTACTACCTCAGCCACTGGAACAACAGCGGTACCTGGATTCCAAAACAGAACATTCGCGACTGGATCAGTCCTACATAATCTCTCTGGGAGTATTCTCATCAGGAACAGCACAATCATAAACTGCGCTACAACTGCTGACCCAGGGACTGTTGACGCAAGAATTAAGGCAGTTATTCGTGATGTTTACAAGAACTAGCCCTCTGACTTTCCGCTTTTAGGAGCGGAAAGATGAGCGGGACCCCCCGCATTTCATTCCCTACCCTAATCATGCCAGACACTATCAATCCATTCGCAACGGGCAACGGCCCAAGGTATCTACCCATCTTCCAGAAAGGGAGGCTAAATCCCAATATCCCAGAGCAGCTTGCGATTATAAAGCAATTCCTTCGCTCATTTGAGGGAACAGAACAATATGATCATTATGTTGAAGTTTATGAGCGTATATGGAAAGTTCAGCTGAAAAAGAAAGAGGAAAGAGAGGAAACTGAGCCAAAAGCAGTAAAAAGAGGCGGTGAAGAGCCGACTGAGGAGGCAATGAAGAGAACCTCCGATCCAGAAACTCGCAGGGTGAAGCCAAAAACAGAAGAAGAAGCTAAGAAAGAGATCGAGAAAGCAAAAGAGAAGGCCAAAAAGAAGACCAAAAAACGTGGCAGACCCAAGAAATCCTAATTCTTTCCCCTATAAATCATGTCAGGAACAGCCGCTATCCTCTCCAACAACGTAACTCTTACAGCTAGTTATGTCGCTAGCACAATAAGTGCTCCTATACATGGTGCAAGCCATCACACGTTATTCATAACGTATGCCCCAGATACTAATTCTACTAATGCTATAAACGTGCAGATAGATGTTAGTCACGATGGTGGAACAACTTGGCATGTATATGGGCAGTACACAAACTCGTCAGGCACATTAAGCGAGCAGGCATATACAATATCAGACACTTCAGCAGGAACTGCCGATCAAGACTTGGTTCCTATTGTGTTTGAAGCTACAGGAACTCATTTAAGGCTCCGCGCTCTTGAGACTAATACCCCAGGTGCATATGGGGAATACACAGCCACTTTACGCTCCCGCTCATCATGAACATTGACATCATCCCACCAAAGGCCACCCGTAGAACGCTTACATTAGCCAAAAAGGACATTCGCACCTATTCCGATGTTGTAAAGATAGTGAATGCGGTGCTGAAGGATTGGGAACCGCCCATGCCAGAAATCCCCCCACTTCCAAAGCTCCCCGATTTTGATGAGTTTGAGAAGAAAGGAAAAGTCGTTTCTATTGCTGATATTAAGGGGTTGGATGAGTTTATAGACGGAAGAATTCCTAAAGTTGAAGTACCTACAGACTATGCTAAGAAGAGCCACAAACATTCTCTTAAAGACTTAGATGGAAAGCTACCGCTTGCTCGTCTTGAGCACAGTCCAGAGATTAAGAGATTACTCACAAAACACCTTGCTCTCAGAGATCACTCACACGCAGGAATAGAAAGAGAATTGAACGAGCTTGGGGCAGAGGTTGATGCTATTGAAATCCCCGATTACTCCAAAGAGATTAAGGAGCTGAAGGCAGAGATTAAGAAGTTGGAGAAAACCTTGAGCAAAGTGGACAACAGACACGTTGAGTTAGTCGTTATTGATAAGGATGACGTAAAACAACCCCGAAAGGGTAAGGAGTTCGCAAAGAGTGATAAGTTTTATGTTGTATTAGACACAGTTCCGAACGTTGACATAGGTGTTAAGGACAAGGCTGGATACGAGGGAACCGTGAGCATTCAAAGTAAAGGTGGTGTATATCTATTATTCGCAGCCTTCGACAAAAAAGAGGCCTACCCGATTACTTTCTTTAAGTATGAATGATTATAAATACCTTTCCATCGATGAGCAGAAGAATCACTTGCAGCAGCGCATAAAACTGGCCGAAAAAGACCACTATGAATGCAAAATCAGCCTAAGAACAGCAGAAGGAAACAAAGATCGAAACTCGATCACCAATCTCGTGGCAAAACTGCGAGAACTTGAAAGCAAAATATCTGTCCTTTCGGCAGAACTTGATTCCTTAACCAATACTAATCATGGCACTCAATGTACGAGGTAACATCTTCGAGCCGCAAGGAATATGGCGAGCAGCTTCTATCGCTGCTGCGGCACTTATCACACTTTCCGCGGGGATTACTTTAGTTGTAAAGGCAGGACAATCTGGAGATGAAATCCAAAGATGGGACGATTACAACGACAAACAAAAAGGAGTCATTACTGCGAGTGGCACAACTGCTTTTAGTGGGGCACTTAGGCTAACGGGACAGGGCACGGGTTCGTGTATCACCATGAGAAGAAATAATAATGCTGGTGATTCGTGTTGTTATGTTGATCAAGCTGGAACCGCGTGGGTTTGCAAAGCTTCTGCATGTTCTTCCAACTGTGAATAATGCTTGCCTCAACTGTTCTTACAAGGGCGGAAGGTATCCTAAAAATAGATAGGGATAATATAGGGATTCCTGGGCTAGAAGAAACTCAACTGCTGGCGGTTCTTGACAAGGCAAACGCTGACTGGATTGAAGCGCATAAAAAGGGTGGTGGAGAACCGCCAGAATACATGCAAGCTGAAACTGGAGGGACACTTATTTCTGGTACTAATGTGAATGATTCCAGTGGTGTATTAACTACTGACACAACAATAACTGTTGATGACTCCTCAGAGTTTCCTTCTAGTGGGGCAATAGTTACCTATGAGAATGACATGCCTGATGTTCACCCATATACAGGTAATACCGCAAATGTATTCAGTGGTGTAACTGGTATAGGGTTCGACAAGAGTGATAATGCGGCAGTTTATAATCTATACGCCCTTCCTACCGATTTTAGAGATTTAAGAGAAGAAGACGGATACAAGGATGGACTGATAGTAGAAGGATCAGAATTTAGATTTGTTTCTGGTGATCCAGGAGCAGGGCAGTTTACGATCTACGACAACGCTGGAACTAAATACTTGTGGTTTCCACGAGACCTAAGTGGGGATTACTCAGTGATTTATAACAAAACTACAACAACTATTGATGACACTACTGATACTGTAGATATCCCAGACACAGAACCTGAGAACCAGTGGTACTTAGTATGGAGATTAGTAGCTTACGGCAGAGAGGTACTGGGAGTTGATGGGATTGATCTCGCCGAGTCAAGAGCAATTAAAATCTTGGCTGACGAATTAAAGAAGCGTACTCAGGGCAAGAGAGTCAAGCTTGCAAGTAGAAGGATCGACATGTCCTCTGATAATTTCCGTGTTTCATTTTATAACCCCCGTGCAGGAGTAAGAGGATTCTATAGATAATGCCTAAAGAAATTCTATTATCGGGTAACAGATTCGTCGGATATGTAGACGACACAAGAAATGCCTTCGGCAAGAAAGGAGAGGCTGTGCTTAGCTCTCCTAGTGTGAATGTGCGTATTACGCGTGGAGGAGAGGCTTACACAAGACCAGGATATGAAGATACAACTATTGATCTAAGTGAAGCATCTAAAGTTGCACGCGCATTTCATGTAGAGAGATGGGATGTGACGTTCTTCTGTCTTAATGGGAAGGTTAAATTTGTTGACCATAATAATTCTGATAATGTCATAGATACTGGTTTATCGCTTACAGATACCGACGGATTAAATACAAGATTTGCAGAATACGCTGGAGATATTTATTTAACCAACCGAACAGACGGGCTTAGGCAGATACACATGGGGAGAGTAAACGAGACTTCTGCTGATTCTGGGGATGGGGATATCAAAGTTGATCAACATCTAGCAGGTAGATTAAGAGCATTCTCTGACACGACAGGAACTCTAAGAATCGCTAATACTACGCAATTTACAGAGGCTTATACTGCCGTGGCTGCAACAGGCGTTATTACTTTAACAAACACACTAGATGCGGATGTAAGCGATAACACTATCGTCTACACTGTTGAAGACATTAGTTCTAACAAGCCATTTGGATCAGGTATTACCTTTTGGAAAGAGAGGATGATTGTGTGGGGAGTGATAGATGACCAAAACACTTACGATTCTAAGGCGATAGACGATGCAACAAACGTAGTTTATATGTCTAAATTTGCTACGAGAGACGTATTAGAGAATGTAATTGATTTTGATACTTCTGGGACGGCAACTATTGAACAGGTCGGAAAAGGAGGTAGGGTAACAAATGTAATCGCTACGAGGGATTATATTTATTACTTTACTAACACTGAGACTTACTTCTCTGCTGTTGCAGACGTAAATGCGACTACAGGGGCTACGTTTCCTCAACTACTAAGTAAGCAATACGGTTGTTTGAATGAAGACTCTGCTGCTGATTTAGGAAACGGTGTTATTGCGTTTGTAACTCAGAATAAACGTATAATCGCAATAAGAATTGCCACGGATACTGGAGCAACAATCGTATTCCCTGATGAATTATTTGACCAAGATGTGCGAAATACACTAGAAATTATGGATGATGACCAAGAGGATGCACATGTTTTTTACCACGCAGGGGAACGACTCTGTTACTTCCAGCTAAAAGTCGAGGCAGCATGGGTAACTTTTGTATACGACAACAACAAACAGAGATGGCTTCCACCTGACACAAATAAAGTATTTGGAAGTTACTATGAAAAGGATGGGTTCCTATACGCTACTGATTTAACAGACGATACGATCTATCAAATGAATATAGGGAATCAGGATGAAGGAATAGAGGTTGATTTCCAAATGGCTTTAGGAGTGTTTGAGTTTGAAGGAGGAAGGCTTACTTCTGAATGGAAGGAGATGGAGCTATCGGGAAGTATTACACAAGACACTACTATCGAATGGACAGGGAGTGTGGGCGAAGGAACGTCTACTGCAAAAGAAATTGTATCTACTGATTATGCTTTTACTGGCGGGACATCGTTTGATGCTGTTGATATTGGAAGTTTAATAATTGGTGGAGGCGCAGCAATTGAGAACATAGCTAACTGGGAAAAGAGATTCCGCATTGCACCAACTACTTACGGTAAAAGTTTTCAACCAAAGCTAGTAAGTAGTGGTGCTTTTACATGGAAATCCTATCTTATTCGTTTAATTCCCCTTCCTTCATCACTTACCACTCTTGAATAATGAAAAGATCACATATCGTAATAGGCATACTGATAATCGCTATATTTATCTTTTTTCTTCCGAAAATCGTAGGAGCTTTTCAGCAAACTCCTACTGATTATGCAGCTAATATAACTGGGAGACTGACTTCCAAGATCACTGCCACTCAATCTACAGGTATAACAGTAACTGCTGATACTTACAGAACCCCCGCAGGTACCGCTGCTGTAACTTGGCCTACAGGGAATCATATTTTAAGAGTGAGCAGAAAAGCAGGAAACAAGACTTGGGTTGAACTTATAGGGGTGGCATCTGCCTCTCAAAGTAGTTCTACTGTTACTCTCGGTACAGTCACACGCTACTTGTCACACTCAGATGGTACAGATTTGACCTCACAAGGAGATGGATTAGCTTTTCCTTCTGGGTCAGTAGTTGAGCTTATCTGGTCTGTACAACAAGCAGAACAGACAATGTTTAAGAATAATATAAATGTACTAACAGGAAGTGGAAGAATTGAGAAGACTGCTTCGGGTAGTGCAAGTATGAGACTAGTGAATGTAACAACTGCAGAGAGGGGATCATTTGAGGAGACTGAGAAGGGTGACTTGATCTACAACGAAACACTAGGTACAACACAAGTTTATGATGGCGCAAACTGGTTAAACCTCTCCCAAACAGGGACAACATTACAAAATGCAGGATTTCAGAATAGGGGGGTTGTAGAACTTGCTACTCCTGCCGAAATACTTGCAGCAACAGCAAGCGGAAGTGCTACATCTCTTGTCCCTGCTGTTAAAGATATTGTCGCCCAATCAAGCGGAAGTGCTGACTCAGGAAAACTTTGTACCCTATCTGGAACAGGATTTTTAGACTCTTCTTGTATAGCAAGAGGGAATCCGACCAATGACAATACTAAAGTCGTAACAGGAAGCGGATGGACAACATTAACTAACCTTTCCGTAGGATCAGGAGCAAATCTTGATATTGATGATGAGCTTATATCTGATACGAATGATTTGAACTCAGCAACTTTTGCACAAATTAGCTCATCTCTTAGCGGAACAATGGGCTTAAATGTTGGAGACCTGCTTCATATGACTCTACACGTTGCTGGGAATGATGGCACAAATGGTTGTACAAGAATTGCTTTAGGCTTTCAGGTGGATGGTGGAACGGTTGACAACACATCATATGGCACACATACATTTAACGATATATGTACGGCAAGTGTGGCCGCTGTCACTGTTTCTACTTATCACAGAGTTCTAACAGGTGGAACTTTAACCGTTCAGCCAGTCTACCGAATACAGAACGGTACTGACTGGGATTTGGCTTGTGCTACTGAGCGTTGTGCCTTCCAAGCTGTCCGCATTAGATAATGGCTACTCGCAGAACACGAAAGGCTGCTGTTAAAAAGAGGCTAGAAGCCAGAAAGACTGCACGGGCCAAGAAATTAACACCTGTAACTGGCTCTACGAGAATTACAAGGAAAAGACCAGTCCCAGCTAGAGTTGCAGCCCCGCAAGGACAAGCTACTAGCCCCGCGGGAGCACCAAAACCAGTAAAACTAATAAAAGCCCCTGTAGAAGTATTCACTGGGGGAAGAGAAGGGCCAAGCGCACAACCAAAAGGAATTACTGATATTGGACGTTTACAAGACTTATTTGATAAGCGTGAGAGGGCGAGGCAAGCGATAGCAGAGGGAAGAGAGCCTGATCCTGCTGACTTAATCACAGCCCAACAGGGAAGTGCGGTTGATAGGGCTATCGCACTAGCCCAAGGAGCTATCAAAAGACTTCCCGAGGGTGCTCCAGACCTAGAAATTGGAGAGCAGGTTGGTCGAGTGGGCAGAGAACCTATCCCTATTCAATTACCAACCAGCCCGTTAGGTAGAGAAGCATTTGCAAGAGCTACTAATGTAGAGGATATAATTAAGGAGCTAGGAGGTCGTGTGAACATTCCTGATGATCCAGACACCACAGAGGAAGAAAAAGCCGCGAGAAGGGCACAGAATGCCGAATTACTAGCCCGTGCAGAGGAGATCGCACAAATAAGACAGACTCAGGAAACAGAGCGCGCACAGCGTCAAGCTGCTGGGACAGCAGCAGGCGCAGCCGTCTCACAAGAAGACGCATTAGGAAACACAGCACAAGGAATAGAAGATGCTGCACTATCACAAATAATGGCTTCCTTGCCAGAAGGAATGGAAGGACTTGGTACAGCGGTGCAGAACGCTCTAAATGCTCAGGATCAATCTATCGCAGCTCAATTTGGGCTTAGAAATCAGTCTATGGCTCTTGCAGAAGGGGTATTTAATCGTAAAAATGACATCTTCGGAGCAGCTTCCCAGCGTGCAGCCGATATATTCAACTCTACTGCTCAAATGCTTGAGAATTCGAGGGAAAGACAGAGCAAATTACTTGCTCAACAGCAGGACAACTTCAACAAACAATCTATCTTTGAACAGGGGAAACTTGAAAGAGACCAAAGGAGGCTATTAACCAAGCAAATAGACCAATTAACAGCTTCCCTTGCTCTTAGGGGTGGATTTGGCTCAACAAGCGGCCTAGCAGAGATAAGTGAGGCTGAGTTTAGAGGTGAACAAGCCCTAATAGACATGCAAAAGGAGTTTGGCTTTGAAAGAGCGGATGTTTCCATGCAATTCACCGCCCTACAGAACCAAGCAGAAGATAACTTCCAACAGAAGTGGCTTACTAGCCTACAAAACTACGGGAATAGGCTAGATATACTAGACTTACAGTTTGCAGCTAACGAAGACGCTATGAGCAAGTCTGTACTGGATGCTGCTACTAAGTTTGCAGATGAGGTTGGGGAGGCGAGGAGAGGGAAGGCAAAAATGATCTTAGACTTTGCAACTGATGTAAATAAGATGAACATGGAGATGTTACAAGAGCAGCGCAAAGGAATTATTAAGACCAAAGACTCGCTAGAGTTTGCTCAGAACATAAGAAAGGAAATAACTGCCAACAAGTTTATTTCAGAGGCAAGACAGGTAGATACTCGCTTTAGATCAATAGAGTCTGCGCTTGCTTTTGTAGAAGAGGCAGAGAAATCTGGCGATGTTACACAAAAGAACTTCGCAGATCAGGCAATGATTAACCTGTTTAACAAGATTACTGATCCTACGTCAGTTGTTAGAGAATCAGAGTTCGCACGTAGCGCTGCTGGGCTTTCGATGATGCAAAGATTTGAGGCTTTGTATAGGAGGGTGCAAGAAGGTGGTGTTTTGGAGCCAGACGCACGTAGAGAGCTAAGAGATGCAGCTTCTGTGATAGCCAAGGAATATAAGTCTCAATTAGCAAGAGATATACAGCCTTATATTATTGATGTAGATACATTCAACAGCCAGCCAGGAGTTGAAACACCAATTAGGCTAGATCAAATCCTTCCGAGGAATCTTATTCCTGTGCTACCGACTGCAACCATCGACCAATGGAAGATGCAGGCAGGAGGAGAGGATGTTAGCTTTGGGAGTAGTTTGCCTGATGGCTCATTTGGCACTGGTAAATTCAGAACAGACAGACACAATAACCCAACTGCGTTTACTATAGACATAGCAAGGCAGGCAGGATTAGTTGAGGGCGTTGATTATGAAGTGGGTGACCCATTTCCAAAGAATCCAAATCTAAAGACTGCAAGGATTATTGGAGACCCTATAGCACAAACAATAAAAGTAATTGACAAGATAGGTTTTTACACTGGCAAGGGGCATCAAAGATGGACTCACACTGCAATGTCAAGAAGTGATTGGAATAGCTTAACACTAGAGCAAAAAGCAGGAGTTGTTGTGGAAATGAGCAAGAAAGAGGGGAGTGATGGGAGCTTCTTAGCTAATAGCTCCATAGCACCACAGGACGATATGTTCATAGCTTCCACACAAGTAACTCCTAAAAAGAGAGAGGAGATACAACAAGAGGTAGATAAGGTAAAGACTGGAGAAAAAACACAGCAAGATGTCATAAATGATCCTAGATTCTCTGCCGAAGATGTAAGACTATTTGCTCAAATGATGGGAATCCAAGCTATTAGATTCCCAGGAGAAATTTTCCATGGTGGAGCCGAAGCAGTTGCAGATATTTTGCAATTTGCAGGTAGAAACATAGCAAATCCATTTATTAGAGGTGTTGCTCAAGCATTTTCCCCATAAACATGTTTACTAAACAAGACATCCAAAGGCTTCGCGAGACAACAGATGATGACTCTATATTCAATTACATGAATAAGAGCGATGCAGGATTTAGAGAGAAGGTGAGGAATGTTAGAACTGCCAATCCTAATATGTCCGCACTAGAGGAAGCTAATTTCGCCAAATCAATGATAGATATTCACTTTGGAATAAAGGCTGAAGAACCGCTGGTACCAGAAACAACACAAATGGTTTCTTCTGTTATGGAACTACAACCTCCAGAGGAGCCAACGGGAAGTTTTGTGGGCAGAACCATCAGAAATATCCCAGGAAGTGCTAAAGAGTTCGCTGGGGCGCTATTTGAAGCTGTAAGACATCCATTTCAAACCGCTGGGGCGCTTGCAGATGTAGCCGTTGGAGGAGCTGCAAACACTATAGAAACTGTTGCAGGGATGGCTGGGGCTGAGAATGCAGAGCAAATTTTTGACCTTCCTAGTGAGCAAATAGCCTCTGCCGTAGGAGACTTCTTTGCCGAGAGATATGGAGGTGTAGAAAATATCAAGAACACTGTCGAAACCGATCCTGTAGGATTTGCTGCTGATTTAGCAGGATTGCTTTCTATTGTAGGAGGAGTTTCAAGGGTGACTGGGAGGATTGCTCAGGCTGGGGCATTGGCGAGAGCTGGAGGTGTAGCTGCTGTACCATTGGAGTCAGCTACTGCAGTCTTAGGACAAGCTGGTACTACTGCAGTGAGAGCTGGCCAGGCAGCACAGAGAGCCGCCTCACTAGTTGACCCCATAGAAAGGGCTTTTAGTGTGCTGCGTGGTACTACTACTAGACTTGCTAAAGCAACAGTTGGAACAGGGAAATTTGCTATATCTGAAGTTACAGGAATGAATCCCACGACCCTTGGAACTATTATTAACAAAGCAGCAAAGTTTGAAGAGGCGCAGAGGGCTGGTGTTACTAGGATTTCTTTAGCAGATAAAGTTTTCAGGTCTATAAGAAAAGTTCAAGATGAGGCTTCCGAGCTTGGCAGTGAATATAAGCCAATAAGAGATAGTAAGCAGGTTACGACTGTTGACAAGGATATATTTAGGAATATCTTGCAAGAAGAAGGATTCAAATTTACTGATGATGGTAAGTTAGGCCCAATAGATTTTGATACACCACAACTTGATCCGTCTGAATTTTCTAAGTTAAAGGGATTCCTTGATGATTTTGATGTGTTGGACGAGACGGTAAACGCAAATCAATTCCTTAGATTAAGGGATAGGCTCACAAAATTGGCTAGATTCGAGCAAACGGGTGTTAGAAGTCAGCAGTTAGATAGAATTGCAAAGGGCATGAGAAATGAATTAAACACTCGATCAAGAGGAGGTATTAAGGGGCTAGAAAAATTGGATGCGGAGTTTGGCCCACTACGAGACGAGCTTAACAGATTGGAAAGAGAATTTATTGACCCAAGGACAGGAGAGCTAAAATCTACGGCCTTCAGTAAGATAGCGAATCTTACCGGCAGAGGGAAAGAAAGGGCGTTGGAACTATTGAGAAAAGAAATTCCAAATATTGATGAGCAGGTGAATATACTTAAAGCTATCGAGGATGTTACCGACGCCTCTGGGAATAAGGTTGGTACATATATCCGTGCTGGGACTGTTGTAGGGGGAGTCTTTTCTGGTAGGCCATCTCTAATAATTGCTGCAGTTATGGCCAACCCAACTATTGCGGTTCCGTTGCTGAAGTTTTATGGAAAAACAAAGGGGATTGCATTAAATACTATA